TGCTGAAATCGCCGCTGGAACCCGCCGTGCTGAAATCGCCGCTGGAACCCGCCGTACTGGAATCGCCGCTGGAACCCGCCGTGCTGAAATTGCCGCTGGAACCAGCCGTACTGTAATTGCCGCTGGAACCCGCCGTGCTGTAACGGCCGCTGGAACCAGCCGTACTGGAATTGCCGCTGGAACCCGCCGTGCTGTAATCGCCGCTGGAACCCGCCGTGCTGAAATAGCCGCTGGAACCCGCCGTGCTGTAACGGCCGCTGGAACCAGCCGTACTGGAATTGCCGCTGGAACCAGCCGTACTGGAATCGCCGCTGGAACCCGCCGTGCTGGAATAGCCGCTGGAACCCGCCGTACTGGAATCGCCGCTGGAACCCGCCGTGCTGAAATCGCCGCTGGAACCCGCCGTGCTGAAATCGCCGCTGGAAAAAGGTTCTTTGCCCTTCACCCGATTAAAAACGGCATTCACTGTAGCTTTTACCAGCCCTGCAAAATTCACCTCACCTTTCACCGTCAGCTCAGTGCAGGCCAGCTTACTGTCCTCTTCGCTTTTATCCACGTTCCCGCCGCACTCGACCTCAAAAAAGCGCGGGCCACCCCTCAACGGGTAGTAGTGCAGCACATCCAGCGGGTTCTCGCAGGCGTGCATACCAGCGTGGCAACAGTCATCCTCGTCCTCATGGTAGGTCTTGCCCACCTCATACTGCTTGCTACGGCACTGCATATTTTTGTCCATAGCTTTATAGGCAATAATTTTCTCGCTCATGGTGTCCTCCTTACCCTCTTGCAATCGCTTCTGAGTCGATCAGCCGCCCCGCCGGGGCGCAGGCACGGTCAAACAGGCTGGTCTGTCCGTTGGTCTGCTGGATCAGCATCACGGTGTTGGTGCTGGGCTTCCACCGCTGGATGTACTCCACGGCTTCATCAAAGCGCTTGCGGGGGATGTTGCCCACGCTGTTTACCCGGAACCAGTCCTGCACATCGTGGTTGCACTCGCTGTACACCTTGCTGCGCACATGGTTGTCGATGTAGGCCGGCGCTTTCTCATCGCCCAGGGCGCTGAGCACCGACCGGCTGATGCTCTTACGCAGTACGCGCTGCTGGTTGTAGTCCACCGTCATGGTGTTCTCCAGCGCCGTGAGCCGCTGCTCCTGTTTCTGGGTGCGGTCGTCCAGCAGGAACAGCGCCTGCATCTCCTTGCTGAGCTTGGGCATCTGCGGAGTACTCAGCTTCTTTTCCATCTCGTTGAACGCCGCAATGTACTTCAGCTTCCATTCCAGCGCCGCCTTGCCGGTAAAACCCATAGCCAGCAGCGTAAAGCCGTCACGGTTCATCAGGTACATGGGGTAAGTCTGACCGTTCTGCTCGTGGGTGTACTCGGTTTTGTAGAACATAGGGGTCTGTCCATTTTTGGACACACCCTCTTCAAGGGCTTTAATGTCCCGCATAACATGGTTGTGGTCTTTGCCGAAACTCTCGGCGATCTGGCGGCTGGATGCTACCGGCTCGCCGTTCTGGGTGGATAAGATGATGTCTGTCATAGTCCTGTTTTGTCCTCCTTGTACTCTGCCCCTCCTGTGCTATACTTGAGCGGGAGGGGGGTGAAAAAATGAATTCATTGGAACACTTCAATCAACGCTCAGATGAAGTAGAGCACATTCTGAGCGCCGGCAGGGGAAATGTTAAAAGCCTGTACGACCCGCAACGACCAACGCTGTATGAGATTCAGCAGCAAAATGCTGATGATGTAAGAAAACTGCTGGAACAATATGAAGCGGATCTAAAAGAACAGGCGAAAGAAAGCAAGAAAAACCGCAAACTGACTATTATTTCAATCATCGTTGGAATCGTAGCCGCCGTTTTTGGTGGTGCTTCTTTTGTTGTTGCTCTTATAACGCTGCTTTTACAACTGTCGTAATAAGAGAGGCAATCATAAACGCAAATGCAATGCTCTGAAAAACGATTGCCGTTATGATGGTTTTCCGGTATTCTGCATTACGTTCACGATTGATTTTTCTCTGTCGTTCTTCCATGCGAGAAAATGACCGCATGGTCAAAACGATTTGTCGAAGCTGATACTCAACTTCCTTGTCAAGTTCTGCCTGGCGTTCCTCTTCCACAGGTTCGCTGGGCTTTTTATTTTGGTTCATACGCTCATATCTCCTTTTCTTTGATCAGTTCGCTGACTGCGGCTTCCATCTTCTCTCGGATGCCGTGCGGCTTGCGCTTGCTGTTCAGAATCATCGAACAATAGCTCTTTGTCCACCCCAGACGTTCTGCAAGCTGTTCCAGCGTGACTTCGTTGTTATGCATTCGGCCAATCAGCCTTCCAGTCCACGGTTCAGGCACTCTTCCACCTCCTTGTTTTTAGTTAATAAATTGACAACGGCGCACCGATTTGCTATACTGTTCAAGCCTTAGATACTGGCAAGAAAGGAAGTTCGATGCAAATTGAAGGACTTTTTGAACCAGCCTGTTCCAGACACGAGCAAGTGCGCAATGCCTAAGGCTGAAAAATTCAGCGGAACCGACCCGCTAAAGTAAGCGACGTACCAATAGAACTGTAAGTCGCTTTTGCAGCCCCGGCGTTACTTTTGCGGCGTAAATGTCCGAAAAAGATGTGCAGACGCGCAAGTTTGCATTACCGCCTGGGTGCAGGTGCGTTCTGGTGACAAATCGGTGAAAAGTCTGTCTGTGAAGCGACCGCAGGCAGATTTTTTCTTGTCGCCGTGTCAAAAATACTTGTTGCAAATGTTAACAAAACGTGCTATTATGTAGGTGCAAAGAACTTAATAGCTGACAAGCAAACGCCTATTGTTTTGGGTGTCTTTTGTGTTGCGTTTGTTCACATCCAACAAGCATAGTATAATATAAACAAACGCAACGGTCAAGGTATTTTGTTGCGTTTGTTCACTTTTGTATATTTGCACAAAAACGGAGGTGTCATTTTGTTTTATTTGAACTTTGTGCGCCTTTGTAACAAGATCGGAAAATCTCCGTCAGCCGTTGCGGAAGAAATGGGATTTCAGCGCTCTGTCGTTACCAGATGGAGCAATGGATCAGTGCCAAGAAAAGCGACGATTGAAAAAATCGCCACATTTTTTAACGTTCCGTCTGATGAGCTCACCGGCGAAAGCGAGCAAAAAGAAAAGCCCACCCCCGGTGAAGGGAGTAGGCTGGACGTGGAAGCAAAGGCTTTTGCGGAGAAGTTCATGCAGCTGGATGAATCTACACGTGCACTATTTAATAAAATGCTGGATGCCGCAATTGCTGAGAAGCTGGAGAAAAATGGTTGATTTGAAGAGGGAAGAGGAAGCACTTGATTTTCTTCTTGAGATTTACGAAAAGTGCCCGACAGCGCCGGACACGCCGACTCCCGTCTTTGCGGAAAAGTTTAAAGCGGACGCTCCGGTTCTTGCAGACCTGCTGGTTTCGGATGGCCTTGTCGAGATGCAACGCAAAGTCCAACAGAAAGAAAACGGCGCCGTCGTAGTGCCGTGCATGATTCTGACCGCCAAGGGACGGACGTACTTCCTTAAACAACAAAGAGAGCGGAGAATCTCGCGGAAGCAGTTCTTTCAAAGTGCTTCGATTGCGGTCATCTCCGCTCTGCTGACCCTTCTTCTCTCTCAAAGGAGCGAAGAGTCTGAAACTTCCAGCTCATAGGAACACGGGTCGAGGCTGGTAACGTATATCCCCTTGTATTTGCGCGGTGCTATTGTATCATCGCCGCCAAGGGTTATTGATAAGTATCCGCCAAGGCCGTCTTTGATGCGGAAATGCTCAGTGGGGCACAATTCCAGAAGGTCTGCAAGGGTAACACCTTTATAAGTGACTTCTGTTTTAAGGTACTCTAAAGGGATGCCGACGCACTTTTGCTCAGGCTCCTGTTTGGGATTAGACCGAAAAAGTGCAAAGTCATTGAGATTAAGGAACTCGTAAGCGAGAATCGCAAACATTGCGATAACAAACACGGCGATGATGAAAAGAAGCACATTATTCGACATTTTGCGTTGCCTCCTTTAAGAGTTTATCCACGTCGATACCAAGGGAAAGTGCAATCTTGATTTTCTCAAGTATAACACATTCCGTGGTTTCTTTCATCAATTTTGTGCTATTTTCTTGCACTTTCTTTTCCTCCTTTGGCAAAGCTCTTTGATAATTTTGTTTTATGGCAGCTGGTTGGCTGCTCATTTTTGTTTATGAGGTGGTTATCATGAAAAAGAAACTGATTGCACTTGCTCTGACACTATGCACATTGTTACTCTTTTCAATGGCGGCGGTTGCGGCAAAACCGTCCGTAGAGCTTACGGATGTATATTTTTCTGTAAACTCCGCAAATGGTGTGACACCGACCATCTGTTTCCGAAACAATTCCGGCAAAACCATCAAATATGTAACGTTCACTCTTGTCCCCATGAACGCGGTTGGAGATAAGGTGTCTTGCTCCATTCGCGGTTATTCTGCTACACAGGCACGTCTTGTAGGCCCGATTTACCCAACATCCTTAAACACTTCCGGCATCATTGGAACGTTTGATGATAGCACGAAGCGTGGCACTCCATTTTCACAGCAAACGCAACTTACAACGGACTATTATGTTTATGTTGGAGAGCGACATAATAACAAAATTTTGCTTGATAAGTACGGCAACCCATATTACTGGAATGCGTATTATAGCGATGGCTTAAAATATGGTGATCCTTTGACGTACCTTTCTGAATCTGAAATTCAGAACGCTGTTTATGACACGGCTGTTGAATGGGATTGCCTGTGGTACAATGGAACTATCGAAGAAATTGCCGTTACTCAAGCTGTTGTTGAGTACATGGATGGCAGCAAGGAGACCATTTCCCAGAAATCTTTGTACTCCGGAAACTTCCGCAAAGAGCCTGATTATATGCCTTATTTTGCTATGCTTAAAGCATACAGCCCTGTTTACAATTTTGAATATTACAAAGCAAACAACGCCGATCTGGCCGCTTTGTACGGGGACAACGAATGGAAATATCTCGAGCACTTTGTGACCAGCGGCATGAAAGAGGGCCGTCAGGGTAGTGCCGAATTTAACCTCGCCGCGTACAAAGCAAATAATGCCGATCTGGTTGCAGCTTTTGGCGATAACAATCAAAAATACTACGAGCATTATCTGAACTCGGGTAAAGCTGAGGGCCGTAAAGCTGCGTAAATCTGTTTACAACCGCATTATACAACTGCGCGTTGTTGCAGTCAATGGGTTTGCCCATCACTCTTTTTGATGGGTTGCATCGAGTTGTTGCATTTTTTGCAACAACTCCCCTGCTCCTGTCTCTGCGCCGCCGGGTGCTCTTGATGCTGTATGTAAGGCGTGCAAAGAGTTGATTTTGTGGGCGGCGTACATGGTGGCAAGGGCTTGCTGCTCCGGGGTCATATCGACGTAGCAGGCAAGCGCGGCGCGGATGTGCGTGCAAAAGTGGTTCATCTTCTCCATAGTCAGTCCTCCCAAGGCTGTGGTGTGCGGTCGGTTCCGGTCAAAACGGTGGCGGGCATACCGTCGATGATGGTCATTTCGGTTTCTTTACCGTTTCTTTGCTCAAAATCCATTTTGTTTTCCCCTTTCTTTTGTGCACATTTATGTCTTATGTTCCAAATTCTACCATGCGCCGTTGGAAAACAAAATACGGATATTTTTTGTCGAATGGCGCAGATTTTTTCTGCGCCATTTTCTGTTAAAAACACGTTGGTTTTACGGGGGCGAAAGTATGAGTTATTTTACGGCAACCCAGATTGGAAAAGCGCTTGCAAAGGCCAGGGTATCTGCCGGCCTGAGCCAAGTGGAGATCGCAAGGCTCATCGAGAAGGGTGAGAGGACGGTACAGAGCTGGGAAAAAGGCTGCACCAGCCCGGACAGTGACGAGGTCATGGATTGGTGCACAGCATGTGGGGTGTCCCCCATCACCGTGTTTATGGAGATGCTGCACCCAGATCTGTATGCGGTTTCCGACAGCGAAAGGCTGGAAGATTCTGTAGATTGGGAGCTGCATCTGCTGATGAGGGCTCTGCCGCCCATCACGAAGCGACTGCTGCTTTTCATTCTGAAGGGCCGACACGGCAGCAGTCCGCCTGCGGTGATCTCCGAGATGGCAGCAAACCTGCACTGCCCACTCAACAACCGGGTCAGCGTGTGCGGGACCATCATAGACCAGTATACCTATGCGCAGATTGCTGGCCTTGACCCATGCCCGGACGCTCCGCATCCTCCCATTGACGACCTGAAAATCAACTACAAGTCCGGAAGGGCCGCTGCTGAAAATGGTGCATTCGGATATATCGGGCAGAAAAAGGAGTAAGCCATGAAATGCGTGAGACCATGCTGCCGGAAGGAAATCCCGGATGGTGCTTCTTTTTGTCCGTGGTGCGGGAAGAAACAGCCGGAAGCCGCCCCGCAGCAAAGAAAAAAACGCCGCCGTCCAAAGGGCAGCGGCAGCGTGTATAAACTGAGCGGGGCGCGGGCAAGACCGTATGTGGCGCTTACAGCCCAAAGGGACGTTCTGGGGACGTTTGAAACAGCAGGCGAAGCCGTACAAGCACTGGACGCTTACAACGCCCAGAACACCCCCGCAGCGCGTCTGAAATGCACCTTTGCGGATGCCTATGACCAATGGAGAATGCAGCCAAAGTTTGAAAAGCTCAGCACGGACATGCAAAAGGGGTACGAGCTGGCCTATGCAAAGGCTGCGCCGCTATACGACCGACAATTGCGGGACTTAAAAGCGGCAGATTATCAACAGGTCATTGACGCAATGGTGGAAAAAGGGCTCTCCCGAAGCTCCTGTGAAAAACAGCGCACGCTTTTTAGCCAGATCTGCGAGTGGGCAATGGCGCAGGACATCATAAACAAAAATTATGCCATGCTACTGCAGCTCCCGGCGGCTACAGGAAAAGCGGAGCGCACTCTGACTGCAGCCGAGATAGAGCAGATCAGCATCTACCAGAATGACCCAAAATTCGGGCAGACGGCGCAAATCGCAATGGTACTGCTTTATACCGGCATGCGCATCGACGAGCTGCTTTCCATGCGCTGCGAGGATGTGCATCTGAAAGAGCGGTATATGCAGGGCGGTGAAAAGACAGAAGCGGGCAAGAACCGCATCATCCCCATCCTTGAGCCCATTTACAAGATCATTTCCTTTTGGATGCTTGACAGCGGGTGTGAATGGCTGATACCTTCCAAGACCGGCACAAAGCTGGACAAGCGCAACGTGGCTACAAAGTTTCGGGCCTTGATGCAGGAGTGCCACATAGAGGGGGTGCATCCACACACGCTGCGCCACACGGCCAGCAGTAAAATGGTGGAGTGCGGCCTGGAAAAGACCGCCGTGCAGGCCATTCTTGGGCACAAAAATTTCTCCACCACAGCCAACAAGTACGTCTCCCACAATGACCCGACATATTTGTTGCGGGAAATGCAGAAGATGAAGTACTGACTTGTTAGATTGTTTGTTAGATTATCACACGTTTTCAGGTGTTTTTGCACGGTTTCAATAAAAAGAAAAGCGTATAGGCGACTTGTTTTTATCGTCTATACGCTTATTTTTGGAGCTGGTGACAGGAGTTGAACCTGCAACCCACTGATTACAAATCAAGTTTATTTGACGCATTATCGTAAATTGTTATTGACTTGTTAACTTATTGTTAGACTATGCGTCTCGTGTCCCAACGTTGAAGGCTATGTAAAAATAGCACATTCTATGTCTTTTTACAAGTCGCTTATCTTCCGCATCACTAGCTCATACTCTTTCGGGTACGCCAGCTTTATTGCCTTCATGTGTTCGTCGAGCACCTGCATCAGACCGCCGAAAGGAACAGAGCTGGCAGCCGTCACAAAGTCGCTTTGCGGTTCCGTTGCCGTGGAGTACGCCGCCCGGTAATCCGTGGGCGGCAATGCCTGGGTCTGCGTTTTACGTGCCTGCTTTTCTTCCAGCTCGTCCCGCACAGTGCAGAGGGCGGCAAGCTTTTCCACGCTCTGCCAGTCCGTTGAACCACATTTCAGCTTGTGAATGTGGGTGTTGATCTCGTCAATATCCATACCTGCCGCCCCCCTTTCTTATGCGTTGCGCAAGATGTCAGCGGCCCGCTTGTATGCATCGCGCTCTGCGCCGGTGGCCTCCTTCATCATGTCCTCGATGTCAGAGATCATGCGCTCACGGCCATCCGTGCGGGAGTAATGCCCACGAACATAGTGACGGCCTCGGTTGGCATAGCTGTTGCCCCGGTTGTAACCGTTTCCGGCATCGTGGCCGAAAGTCCCGCGCATGTCAGCAGCCCACTCGCCCGCACGACTGTACTCGCCGCCCTCACAGTAATCCTCAATGCGGTGGATGTCCAGAATGATGTCCACGATCTCGCCGATCATCTCAACATCGCCAGGGGACCGGTTCTTTTTGTCGGTCAGCTCCATGAGCTCGTCGCACATTTCATCTTTCAGATGGTTCAGTTTATCCAGCATGGCTTTATCTCCTTTCTTATGCTACCCGCTCAACGATCAGGTTGCTGTTTGCAATGCTGACCGTCTGCGCGCTGGTGTTCTTAACCGCCACGGTCACGCAGCAGCCACGCGGCACCTCGATGAACGCAGCCACGAAAACGTTGAAGTAATTTTCGACTGCCGCCGGGGTGACAATGGCGGTCGCACTGGTCAGCGACTCACCGCCGACAGCCAGCGCCACGGAAACGGACCCCACAGTGCCGCCGGCGGGAATGGCGATATTGCCGCCAAAGCTTACCTTGAAGCGTGCTTTGCACTGATTGGTCAGGCCCCGCAAGGTCACAAGGCCGCTGCCCTCACGGTGCATGATGCAGGCGGGGGCTTTCACCGCGGTCTCGGTCAGGGGAAAGTTTTCACCCGCCGCCACACTGACGGTGTTAGAGTTGCTAAATTCAGCCATTATCCGAAACCTCCTTTTCTGCACAAACAGGCGCATTTACTGCATAAACGGTTTTTAAGATATCCATCCAAGAATTGGATGGATCTGCTTTTTCCGTATCAAGCAGGGTTTTCAAAATAAAAACATAGGTGTTCAATTCCATCATGCTCATTTTGTTCTTATCCATGCTGTACAGATAATCTACAAACTGCTGTTTCAGCTCTGCTAAGGTCATTCAAATGCTCCTTTCATAATAAAAACGCCGGGGCTTTTGCCCCGGCGCTCTGGTTTGCAAAATCAGCTCAGGGGCTGAACATTTTCCATTTTGGAAAAAGTTGCCGTGATTCGGTTATGCGCAGCTGCCGCAGCCGGTCCCACAGCCATAGTAAATGGCGTTGGGGTTAGGCACCTGATAGGCAGGCACGGGAGCTTTCTGCTGCAGAGTCCCGATGATCTGGTTGGTCTGCGCGTTCATCGCGGTGGTCAGGAACGCGCTCTGGCGATCCTGAGAAGCAGCCCGGCGCAGCTCGTTGTTCTCGCTCTGCAGGGTGGCGATCTTATCATTGGTCAGGAAGTCGAGCACCGCGCGGGTGTTGCTGTTCTGATTCTCGATGATGTCCCGGGTGTTGTTGTTCATGGTGTTCTGCGTTGCGCAGAAGCCCTGCTGCATCTGGTTCCGGGTGTCGCACTCCTGCGTGGCCAGATTGTAGTTGACTCCCTGGATCGCGGTCTGGGTCTTGCAGCAGCAGTCTGCCAGCTGTGTAGCCAGAGCATTCTGACCCTGCATCAGCGCAACGTTGGTGCTGTTGAAGCCCTGCTGCATGGCGTTGGTGACGCCGTTCAGGCCCTGCTGCACGCCGTTGAAGCCCTGAAGCATCCCGGTGTTCATGGCATAGAAGCCATCGCACAGGCCGCTTTCCAGCCCGTTCAGCTTGTTCATGACGCTCTGGTTGTCGAAGCCGCGCTGCAGGTCTGCCTGTGTGACAGCGCTGGTCATATAAGGCGAAGCGCCGCCCATGCCGCCGCCCCAGCCAAAGCCGCCCATGCCGCCCCAGCCGAACATGCCGAAAATCAGGAAGAGGACGATCCAACCCATCCAGTCGCCGCCCCAGCCGTTGAAGCCGTTGCTGTAACCGTTGGCGGGCTGTACCGGCATGGTCAGAACCGTGCTATCAGAAGAAAGAGACATAGTTTTACTCCTTTACGTTAGATTTTGAAATTTATTCTAAATGCGGCCGCATTTTAGAATCCAAACATATTTTTCATGCCGTTGAGCATCGGCGCGATCTGCTGTGCCCGCTGCTGAATGGCGTTGAGCTGCTGTTGTGAGAGCTGCCCGGAGGTGAGCATCTGGTTTATCATCTCCTGCGGGTTCTTTCCCTGCATCTGGCCCATAAACTGCTGGAACTGCCCGCCAATGGGGTTCTGGGTCTGTCGGCCCATCGAGTTGTACAAGCTGCTGCTCATCGTTTAGCTCTCCTTTTCCGGCTCTGGTGCTTCCTGCTTCTCCAACGCCGCCAGCTTTGCCGCCAGCGCGTCGAACTCCTTGCGGGTGACATACTCCCCGCCTGCGGCTTGCGTGGCAGCGATCGACGCTTTGGGGCCGCTGGTGCGTTCTTTGTAGTCGTAGATGCGGAGAGGGAACGGCCTGCCGTCCTGTCCCACTTCTTTGATGTAAAAGGTATCGGAATCGGCATCCAGTAAAAGCACCCGGCTCCCGTTGGCGACCAGATAGCCCCGAGCTGCCGCTTCACCCTGTACCCAGATAAAACCGCTGTCCGCCTGTGCGGCCTGCCCCTGCATTGTAGGCATCATGACGGGCTGGGGCTGGTACTGTGCCGCCCTGAGCTGTTCAAGCTGCCCCTGCGGCTGTTGCGGGTAATACACTTGTGGGTATCCGTTATAGATCGGCATTGCTTAGTCCTCCTTGTACCAGTAGTAGATCGGGCATTCTGCGCCGCTGTCCCAGCTGTCTAGCCAGTCGCCGTTGACCACGGCCAGAACGTGGCCGGAGCAGCCCAGTACATACACGCCGTTCGGGTACTCCCGGGCAAAATCTGCCACCGTGTAACAGGTGGTGCAGTCCGCCTCGACAAGGCGACGCTTGAATCCGTGCTTTTGGAGGTATGCGCCCCATGTGCGGTTGGCGCTGGGCATATCGCCGAGAGCAAAGCCGGTCAGCGCCAATCCAATGTAGGCCTGCTCCCAGCTCTGCCCAGTGGCCGCAGCTACCGCACGCACAGCACAGTCTCCGACGCTGCCCCCGTTGGGGTTGGGGCTGAACTTGATCCACACTGGCGCTTGCCTCCTTTGCGCCCAGTGTAGCAGAGCCGCCCGGCGGGAGAGGCAACGAGCGACCAACGAAGGACAAAAATGCTCTATTTTGCCAAAAGAAAAAAAGTGCTCATTGAGCGCAAATTTTTACAAAAAGGCTTGACTTTTGCGCTCAATGAGCGTATAATAAAGACAGCGAAAGACACCAACACACAACAACATGGAGGTAAAAAATATGAAGATCCTTAACGCTGAAGAGTTCGCCGCAAAGGTCATGGAGAACGGCACCGAGGTGGAGCCTGACGAATACAAGACCATGGACTGGCAGCAGTGGGAGCCAGACGAAACCGTCTGGACGATTTACGCCCACATCGGCTGCGATGGTGAGGTTTTGCACTGCCGTGATCACGCAACGGATACGTTTACAGCAGACATGCACTTGACCAATGAGCAGTCCGAAGCGCTCATGAGCGGCGAACTGGACGACATGGAGAAGGACGTCATCATCAGCGACATCTACCCCCAGTACGTCGAGACGCTCAAAGAGAACGAAGAGTGGATTGACCTGTAAATAAAAAATCCCCTGCCGGATGCTCGCAACATCTGGCAGGGGATTTTGTGAAAGACGTACCATGGAGGTACACGAACATATTATCACCCAAAAGAAAGGAAGTCAACTATGTACAGCAATGCAGAACTTTTTGGCATGGCTGCCAAGCAGCCGAAGGAAATCTTTATCAATAACGTTACACTCAGCATCCCGGACGATGCCGAGGGGCATGTCGATCTGGACGCCGAGATCGCCCGCCTGTCCCATCTCTGGGACGTCTCCCGTATGAGCGTGCGGGAGATGGTGGTGGCATCCGGCATCAGCCAGACCGCCTTTGCAAAGGGTGCGGGCATCCCGCGCCGCACGGTGCAGGGGTGGTGTTTGGGCGAGCGCGACTGCCCGGAATACGTCCGCTTCCTGCTGGCCGAGCACTATGGGCTGATCTGAGGAGAATGTTATGGCAGATTTGACTGGAAAGCATTTTGGAAAGTGGACGGTACTTGCGCCGTCTGAAAAGCCGCACTACTACACATGCCAGTGTGAGTGCGGAGTGGTAAAAGACGTGTATGACAGCTCCCTGCGTCTTGGCAAAAGCCGCAGCTGTCTGTCTTGCGCGAATCGAGGGCAAAAGCCAGCCATGACGGAGACGGCTTTACGAAAGGCGAAGAAAAAAGAAGGACAGATTATTAACGGATGGAAAGTATTGGAAGTTTTGCCCGAAAAGAGGTCAGGTTGTTTTCTGTGCCGTGCTATTTGCCCGAAATGTGGGAAGGAAACCACCGTAAAGATCACAAGGATTTCTCGAATCCAGCATTGCGCAGATTGCAACAGGGACATTGGAGAAAAAACCGGGGCAATTCACAGCACAGCTTACGCGGGTGGCTCTTCCCTTATGTCGATTCGCACAAGGGTTGGAGGCCATATCAATAAAAATTCCACTTCTGGCGCAAATGGCGTGTGTAAAGACAACCACGGCCGATGGCGTGCATATATCAACTTCCAACGCAAGCAATATCATCTCGGCAGCTATGACACAATCGAAGAAGCCGTTGCGGCCCGCAAAGAGGCCGAAGACCTGATCTACGCCCCGTACCTTAAAGAACATGAAGGATGGGAAGAAGAACTTTCCAGCAGGCTTGAGGAATTGAAGAAAAAGTAAAAAATCCCCCGATGCTCCAAACGGAACACCGGGGGTTTCTGCGTCTCCCACATGGTACGCACTGCAAGGAGGCGGGTGGGAGACTGTTCAGCGCCGAATCTGGCGACTGCTTTTTTAATTCTCCGTTAAGCACGGAGTTAGCTCTTGAATGACCCGCCATGATACGCATTGTTAAGAGGCTCGACGGGTTCTATTGGGTATATTATACCACAAATCGTATAAAAAGAAAAGCGGCAAACCCGAAAGCCTGCCGCTTTTTTGAATCGCCAGAGCAAAATCTCAAAACTAATCCCTAGACAAGATTAGTATATCATACATCCAGCATTTTTTCAATTCCTTTCAGCCGGTAGCCTATCGCCGTCCGGCTGTAATGTGTCTGTGCCGCAATGTCCGGCAGCGGAAGCCGCTCGACGTACCGCAGTAAGGCTATCTTACGGTCTACCCTCCCAAGCGGTGCGTTTTTGATGGCGGCGGTCATCTGCTGTCTGTCAAGCCTTTGCAGCGCAGCGGGCAGCACCACACGAGCCGCCGCCACAGGCAGCACCGAGCCAGAAGGGCTGCGGGAGCTGTCCGGCGTTACGCACCATATTGCCAAGCACGGCAAAATGGTGACGTTTTGTCACCATTTTCGTGATGTCACGAAATTGCTCTTGTGCGGCGTACATTTTGTTAGCGCCAACAAAATGGTCGTATGTAGTGCTTGCCATGATATCCTCCTTACTGCGTGATTTCCTCAGCGTCCTCCGCATCCAGTGCATCGTAGTACGCCTGCGCCAGCTGCTCCACCTCTGCAATGTCATCTGCGGTCAGCAGTCCGTTGTCGTAGTGCATATATGCTTTATCCAGCCAGAACGCAACATCGCGGCCAGCGGCGATTTCCCGCTTGATGCTGCGCAGCGTCAGGTCATGGCGAGATCTGCTTTTGATTGCCATATGTATGTACCTCCTTATGTGTTGGTCATTGATGCCACAGCATCCTCAAGGTCAGTGATGCGTTTGATGGGGTCAGCCCTGCCGGTAACGGTTGCACTGTCAGCGTCGGTCAGGACAGTGTTCACGCCGGGGAGGGCGGGGATAGGCTGCGCTCCTGTGGTGGTGATGGGGACAGGCGTAGCTAGCTTGTAGGCGATTTGCACCGGGGTTTTGGCGGCGTACTGGGCGGCGAGGTAGGATTTTAAGTCGTCAACGGTATCAAATCCGCATGTGTTTAAGCCAACGTTAATGTTTCTGTTTTCAGCGTATAGGGCGTTAGTGTTTGCTGTTTTTGTGCCGCTCCAATGGCTTGCCACTACCGTGCTAGTAGGCACGGATACTGGCAGGGCTAAGTTGATTTCAAACAAATTATACTTATCTCGCTTGTATATCCTCTCCGTTCCCGTCAGCGTAAGTAGCGCCCGCGTCTCCTGCCCCTCTCCCGTCACTGCATCCACCGTACCGCCGTAGATGGTGCGGGGCAGAGTGATGGTGGCAGTTTGGCCGGTGTAAGGGGTGTAGGCTCTCCATTCATTGCCTTTGACAAGCCAAATATGTTCATCCTTTTCAGGCCGTTCGTTTATCCAGTACGCTTTTAACTGTACTGCGGTCGGTCTAGCAAGTGTGAATGTGTGCTTATTGGAGTCATATGTATGGTTAACGTCAGCTCCGTCTGCGTAGACTCCATTTGCCACTGACAAAATGCAAACCGTGTAAGTTCCGGCAGGCAACGTCATTTTAGAGGTTATCATAAGATGATTTTTAGTTTTAGAGATTGGAAAACGCGCTTCGTCCAGCAGATTTTCCCCGCACCGCTCGACCATCACACTGTCCCTGCCCTTGATGGAACGAATGTTTTCGTAGGGTGCATAGGCGGCTGGTGTATCTTTGGACACCATTAGCCTAAGTTGTATGTCGGTATTCACGCCGGGCGTCAGTTTAGCGGCTATAGCAAGGCTATCTTCATCTTCTGTGCGCAGTCCCCACGCAGATGATACATCCCCCTTTAACGCAAACGGGGTGATTTTATAGCCCTTCCCGCGCAGTTCGGTTTGAGTGCACGAGGCAACGGCAAACGAGTATTGGCCCTCCTCCGTCACCTCGCTTGACGGCACACCGCTAACCTTAAATACATCGCCCTCAATCGTTATAGTCACACCATAAGGCTTACCTACTGTAGCCGTACATTGAGATATATCCAGCAGGTTAGGTCCGCCACCTGCCGGGTACGGCGTTCCTTCGCCCTGCTGCGTCGGCTCCCAACTCACCTTGCATCCCAACGGATATCCCGCCACAGGATAGCACACCATTGGGTTGCCGGTCTCAGAGATGGGCGGGCAGAGCATGTCCACAAGGTGCTTTGCGCTCCATGCGTCGGTGCCGACTGTGGTGTCATCTATGACGGCTTTTCTTGCCAGCTCGTCGCCGGTCACTTTAGCGTCAGCTGCCTTGCCGCTCTGGGTCAGGGTGGCGTCCACGGTGGCGTCTTTGCCGGGTGCGCCAGCAGGGCCCACCTCACCGGTCTCGCCCTTCTCGCCCCGCGGCCCCTGTTCACCACGAGGGCCAGTTTCACCCTGAGGGCCAGTGGCTCCGGTAGCACCAGTGGGGCCTTGTGGGCCTGTCTCACCCTGCGGGCCGACCGGACCGATGGGACCAGTGTCGCCTTTCTCGCCTTTGAAGTCACCAGCGGCAATGCCGTCCTTCAGCTCCTGTAAGCTGTCAGCGGCTTCCTGAGCGCTCTGGGCTGCATTGCCAGCACTGGTGGCAGCCTGCTGTGCTGCTGTCTGTGCATCGGTCTTGGCCTGCTCTGCGGCGGTGGCATCGGTGTGCACGGCATCCACCAACTGCTGCCATGCAGGTGTGCCCGGCTCCGGCATTGTGCCGTCCTCTGTGCCGGAGTTGGCACTGACGCGATACCGCAGGTCTGCGCTGGTCACGGTCTTTGTGCCGTCGCTTCCCTCGAAGGTAATACAGCCGTTGCCGGGCTGGGCGGTCACGCTGGCAGGCACGGCCACAGAGCCGTCCTTCACCAGGGAGGAGGCCGGGTCTTTGCCGCCCGGGACGTGCCAAAAGGCCCGGATGGTCAGGTCCTGCCACTCGCCGGATGCGGTGACAGCAAGTCGGTACACACCCCGGTTCTTGGTGTAGCCAAAGCGCACCAGCTGCTCATAGCCCGGCACTTTGACGACGCCATTGGATGCGAGAGATACGCTTAGCTCGATCATAAATTACTCCTTGTTGATAGCAGGCTTCTTTTCTGCCAGTGCCTTCTTCATCAGGCTTACGGCCTTTTCAATCACTGCGTCAAGCACTTCATCCGTGATGATAGGCTTCAGCCATGCAGGGCAGGCCGCACGCAGCGCGTCAAAGACCTGCTTTTTTTTCTTTGCGCCCTGGCCGCTGCCCATGATGCTGTCCTCGGCCTTGCACACGAGGTCATAGGCCAGATCTTTGACCAGCTGCTTATAGCCCATGCGGATAGCGCCGACAGCCAAAGCCACAAAGCCGACGATAATAAGAACGATTGCGACGGGGGCGGGGATGAAATTAAGAATTGCTGCCATGTTCAGTTTCCTTTCTCCTGTTCAAGGTCTGCGATACGGTGATTGGCGACCTTCATTTGCTCTTCTAAAATCGGGACTCGTTGCGCAAAGTTATTGTGTTCCCTCACTTCACGAGTAAGTTCTTCTAGTTTGGTTTCGGTGATGGCCTGCTGCTTGTCCAGCTTTGCATCCATGTTTTGCGCTGTGCGGCTATTGGAGTAAATAACGCCGATCAAACTCAGACCGCCGGTAATCAGTGCCACGGTGATAGCCTCGCTCATTCGTCCTCCCGGAGACGGGTCAGACCCTTCTTGCAGATGATGCTGGTATAGTCCTTGTAAGCAATGGACAGGTCAACATTGCCCGCAACGCCCGGCACGCTGCCGGAGCTGGTATGCTGCCACATTCCATAGGGGTATACCGTGGCAGGCTTCTGGCTACGGTAGGCAGCCAGCCACACATCATAGGGCTTGAGCGCCGCGCCGGTCATGTAAAGGTGCTTGTCTGCATAGCTCAGGTAGGTGTACAAGATAGAGTAAAATCCCCAGTCCTGCACCGTTTTCAGCTCGTAAGCAGTCAGGTCGGTCAGCGCCTCTTTGCTAAGCTTCGCGGGCAGCGCGTCCTCGACGTCCACAGCCACCGGCAGGCGCAGCGTCTTGCAGATCAGGGCGCTTTTCAGCAGGGCCAGCTCCTTGTCAGCTTCTGCCCGGCTGACGGACTTGAAATAGCCATACACTCCTACCGGGATGCCAAGCCGAGTGCACTCTGCATAGTTGCGCTCAAAGGTCGGGTCAAGATACGGCTTGCTGGGTACGCCTGTCTTGCTGTTTCCCATTGCCCGCAGCATCACACCGTCAATTTTTCCGCTGGCCTTGACCTTGTCCCAGTTGATGTTGCCCTGCCAGCGGGAAACGTCCATGATTGTTTTACTCATTTAAGCCTCCTTGTTCTTATTGCCGGTCTTGTCCTCCAGCAGCTCGGTCAGCTCTTTGTACTCGGCCTCGGTGATGCGGCCGAGGGCGTAAAAAACATCAATTTTTTCCGCAAGGCCAGCGGTCTGGCCGCGCTCGATCAAGCGTTTACAGATACGATACAACATAGGTTTACCTCCTTATGTGGTGCTTGTGTCAGTGGTGGGGTCGTCGGTCAGCCCCAGCTCCAGCAGGGCGACGCGGTACTCCTGATCTACCGCCAGGGCGTCCGTGTCCGCCTGCGCGGCCTGCGTCTCGGCCAGCAGCTCGGCAAGGGTGGGGTAGTGGTAGCCGGTGAATACAACCGATACAGTATTCAGCGTATTGGTAAGGGTACATTCAAGACGTTTTTTGTCGGCCGAAAATAATACTGTGACCTTGAGACTTCCCGCGCCAAAACTGCCAGTTTCATATGTCATACCAGGGGTAAGATTAAAATCAGCTTCGTTTATGCGGAGGTTAACGTAATCTACACCGTCCTGAACGTTAATTGTCTCAGTTTTTCTCATCCCAATCGTTGTTTTTCCGCTCCACACCAGCCGCGCCTCCGACTTTACCGCCACACTGGCCGCGATGGTGTCATACAGCGTCTTGCCGCTCAGGGTGCCGTCCGCAGCGATGTCCAGATAGTCGCCTACCTTCACGCCGCCCAGCTGGTCTGCCGTAGCGGGCGGCAGGGTGTACGGCGTGCCGAACTTGGCATCGGCCTGGTCCTTGGTATACCTCTGAGCCAGGGCGTCGCCGGTCGCCTTTGCATCAGCCGGCGCGCCCGATACGGTCAGGGTCGTGTCAGTGGACACGATAGCCTTTGCGTCGGCGGCACTCTTTGCAGCTGCTTCCTCGCTGGCCTTTGCGGCAGATGCACTAGACGCGGCAGCAGTTTGACTGGCCGCTGCTCCTGCGGCGCTGGAAGCAGATTCCTCGGCTTTTGATGCCGAAATATCTGCCTGCTCTTGCGCTGCGCTTATGGCGTTTGCAGTGGCGTCTTTGACTGTCCGGGCTGCTGCTGCGGCCTGTGCTGTGGCAGTTGCCGCCGCGTTTGTGGCTGTTTCCGCACTCTGAACAGCTTCTTCCTGCCGCGCAATAACAGCCTCGCCATACTGCTTCACATACTCAAAGCCCTGTGCAAGGGCTTCCCGTACTTCCACGCCGCGTTCTGCATTGCGGACTTCGGAAATTGCTTCGTCAAATGTCTTATCCAATTTATCACCCCTTTGCGGATGCATAGCCCTTCAGCGAGCGGCTCAGGTCATAGGCGTCACTGGCTTTTCGTGCGCTCAGGGCCTGCAAGTCGCTGACGCTGGAGAAATCAATGCCCAGTGTGAATTCTTTTTTGTCCGGCGCGTCCAAAGGCTCCACAAGCTTAGAGCACAAAAGCCAGGTGTTCACACCGTGCGGGTTGGAGTAGATGTGTGTCATCTTGCCAAAGCCAAGGCGGGCGATATCCACACCGGCATCCTTGAGGTCCACAGCCTTTACCGTGATTCCGTCGAGGTAACGCAAGTTTTTGGACAACTCCGCGTTGGCGGCATCCAGAAGCGACTGCGTTGTGTTTTCGGTTCCGTCCTGCACAATGACCCGCGCGATGATGCCAAACAACTTTTGCGCAGTGGCGTCGTTAGCGGTTGCCGTGATGGTGTTGGTTTTCTCCCACAAAAACCAACCGGATTTCTTTTTTCCGACGGCAATGACGCGGGTGACGATATCCTCTGCTTTGACGTAGCTGCTCAGGTCGAGCAGGTTTGTGCCGAATGCGATGGGCTGCCCGTTTTTCTCCTGCACTTCCCGGACGTAGTCCAGATACCGGGCCCCGTTTTCGTGCCGGACGATCAGATACCCGCCGTATACATCCACAAGCTCATTTTGGATGACATCCCATGTAACGCCAAAATTTCGTCCATCGCCAAAGGTGTACCGTGGCGCAGAATCGTAACGGACCACGGAAGAATCCGGCAGGGCTGCACCGTTGAACAAGACGGCATAGCCGTCTCCCTGCTTTTCGATTTTCCAATTTTTCGAGACCGTGTCTTTGAGATCGTATTCCGTCTCAGGCGGAAGGGATTTTGAGTGCGTGGCGCATGTGATATCCGGCGTAACCGTTCTTTGCGTAGCTTCGTGCGTCTGGCCATCTCCGTCCAAGGGCAGGGCCACATTTACGCTCACGGAAAACAGGCCGTTTCCTGTGCGCCAGATATACCCGTTTATGGAAGAATCTGCATGCTTTTCATTCAGCGTCCAGCTGTACGCGGATGGATCCGGGGCCGTGTCATCATCCGAGTAGCCGACTTCATATTGGCTTACAAGCTGTACGCCGGACGAGGTATAAAGTCCATATTCATACCTGTAATCGCCGTCACTATCCGGAGTACCCGCCATGTATTCCAGTTTCATCACGCAGTTATGCAGCTCTGGCACCACCACGCTGGTGCTCGGAAAGCCAACATTTCCGCAGACAAACGACTTGTATGCGTCCACCATGCCGGTGTGGTTTTCCAGCAGAAACGAAAGAAATTGCTTGATCGTCACGTCTTTGGCTGTATATGGCGCAACAGAGCTGTCGTTGAGGTAGGCCAGCTCTCCCTCGCAAAAGACTTTTTGACGCAGCATAAAATCCTGCTCATGGCTCATGGGCCTGCCCTCCCAGATGCGCACACCGTCTTGTTCTACGGACACGGTCGTGCGCATTTTTTGCAAAGCTGAGTGAGCCACATTGCCAAGCGGCAGGGTGAATTCCAAGCTACCGGCCTTGCTCACCTCCCGTGTCAGAGTTGGACTGATGATCTTTTTTGTGTCCGTGTAGTCCGTTGGGTCGTAAATGCAGGTCTTTGTCTTCCACACGTCAACGCCGGTCTGGACGCCCGCATAAACTTTATAGCTCATAAGCTGCCCCCCAGATATCGGATGCTAATGCTGCAATCCGCAGACGCCGCAAAGATGAGAGTACCTACAACGCCATCCGGCATATGCAAGCCCTCAATGTACTGCCACTCTGTAGACTTTGCAAGGATGCCAACCTCAAGGCCATTGAGAGACACCGCAATGTCCGCAGCGTCCTCGCTGCGCTTGAAGTAGATGCCAGCCGCTCTTGGTGCACCGGTAACGGTTACGGTGATGTCCTCGTTGGCTTTGAGCTGGATATCCGTATAATCGCGGATGATCGCCGTATCAAATACAAGGTCATCCCACAGCCAGTCATCAGAGCCGTCGTATACACTGCGTTTGAAGGGGTCGCAAGTGCCTGTAATCGTAAACACACAGTATAATGCGTCCTTGCTGACGGACACCTCCCACAGGCCCTCCCAGTAAAAACTGGGGTCATTGTCGAATTTACACTGGAGCCATTTCCCGTGGATGGCGTTTGCGATAGTGCTGTAGAGGTTCTCCCACTGCTTTTTCGGTGCAGTGCACTTGAGTTCCATGGTAATGGTGCGCTTTTTGTAGTGTGGCCTGCCGTCCAAAGAACTGGTCAGGTTGAGCAGGGTATCAGACCCCGGCACCTGCACAAGGTAGTCATCCACCTCAGCAGGGCCGATTTTTGGGCTTCCGACCTTGAGATACAGCCCCCAGTCTTTCAGGGTGTGGAAGTTGCCAATTTGTGCGCCCAAAAGTTTGCCCATTACACACCCCTCGCTTTCCTCGTCACGGTCACACCGATGCGCGCGTCAACATTTTGTGCCATTCTGGGCGAAATGACGCCCACCAGCTCGCCAGAATCCATGACCACCTGACCGGTGCCAATGGCAGGCAGATGCTCGTCCAGAAGCTCCTCGATGCGCTCCAGAATGCTGGTCTGCTTGTCTGCGTGGCTGCTCTGTCCAATCACGCGGTACTGCATCGCAGACCGCGTAGAAAACTCGTTCAGGCTGTCGTACACGCCCACATCGTCAAACGGGCTCTTGTAATTATTGACCGGGTCTTTGCTCTTTTTGTTTTTGGCCCACAGCGCAAGCCCGATGCCGCCAGCTGCAGCGCCCGCAGCGCCAACGCCGAGAATGACGCCAAGGACTGGGTTTGCAGAGATGAACGACACCACAGTGCCAAGCGCGGACGTGATGCCGCCAGCCATGCCAGAAAAACCCTGCACAATGCTGCCAAGTGCGCCGCCAACGCCGCCAGAGCTCGCAAGCCCGCTCACGACCTTAGAGAAGGAATCAACTGCCGTCGTGGCATTGTTTACGCCCGGCACAATGCCGTCTTTAAACAGGCTTTCTACGGCGGTAAATGCGCTTTTCAGACCACCGCCATAGTAAGATTCGTTCACGGCGGCAAGGGCGTTGTCAAACCACTTGGAAATCACTTCGCGCTGACCCTGCGACACCTCGCCCCAGATCAGCTTGGTAACATCGAGTGCAAGACTTGACCAGTCTTTGTTCTTGGCGTCACTTATGGTGCTTTTCAGCAGCCCGAAGATTCCTTTGTCGGATTCTCCGGAAGCGTCGCTGAGGTACTGGTCAATGCGGTTCTGGATGCCCTTGACGCTGTTGTCAATGGCGGTAGCCGTCTCGGTGACCTTGTCCTGTATGCCGTCCACATAGGTTACGACCTTCTCGTAGGTCTCAGCTGCACCATTTACAATACGTTCGCCGGTTTCGGTCACAGTCTTTGTGACGTGCTCGCTGCCGTCGGCGTACTTCTCCACCGCCTGCTGCACCTTTGTGGTGATGCCGTTAAAGGTGGTTTCCGAGACGTTGGTAAAGGTGCCCAACAGCGTTTTTGACATGTCGTCATAGGTCTTTGTGACCTTTGTGACCGTGCCGTTGACTTTGGTTTCGACCTGCTTAAAGGTCGTGGCAACACCGTTCACCATCTCCTTGCCGGTCGTGGTGGTGGTCTCGGTGATGCGGTCTTTGATTTTGCCCGCGCTGTCCTTGACCTTTTCGGTAAGGGTCTGGATGCTGGTGGTCACAGTGCCCAGCGCATTCTGCGCGGTGGTCGTGGCAGTGCTGGAGATGGACGAAATGACCGTTTCGGTGGTGGATTTTTTACCTGTGGATTTTTTCTTTTCGGTGCCGGTTGGGGTTGTGGTGATGCTGCTTCCGCCGTTTCCGGCTGCTGCAGCAAGTTCCGCCTGACGCTCAGACCAGCTCTTGTTACTGATTCCGATACCTTTTAGCGCGTTTTGCCGCAACCTGTTACGGTTGCTCTGCCGGTTATTTGCATCCGCGTACTCTTCGTAAGTATCGAAGTCTGCTGTGGCGGCTTTTCCCAGAAAGCGATTGAGCTTATAGCTCAGCTTGTCCAGCCAGGTGGAGGCACTGGAAGCAAAGCCCTCAAACCAGGATTTGACGGACGAAATTGGGCCGCTCAGACCAGTAATCGCCCCAGCCAGGCCAAGCCACCCGTCGGTTTTGTAGGCTTCCTGTGCTGCGACGAGCATGTCGTTCAGATTGCCGATTACAACGCCGACGCCACTGGATAAATCGCCGGTCAGCAATCCCGCCAGCTGCTTTACATTGTCCTGCAGGGTAGACATGCGCCCATTCATGGTCTGGCTCTGTGTCTCCATAGCACCGTAGTAGCGCCCGCCCTCTTCGCTGGCTGCGATAAGAGCCTGAGACAGCAGGTCATAACTGATGGTCATGTTCTGGACTTCCTGCACCGATTTACCGGTATAGTCGGCCAGAACTTGATAGATGTTGATGCCTGCATAGGCAAACTGCTTGATGTCAATGCTTGCAGCATTTCCAACGTTGGCGATCTGCTGCAGGTTCTGCGCCATGCGGGACAGTTCCGCATTGCCGCCGCCTGCCGCATTGACCGCGTTGCCAAGTGCCAGAATGACCTTTTCGGAATACCCGGCGTTTTCGCCCGCGCTGATAAGCAGCTGATTTGCCTGCGTCAGAGCTTCGACGTTGAACGGGGTGCGGGCGGCGTCCTCCTGAATCTTTGCCATAGCTTGTTGTGCAGCTTCTGCGCTGCCAAGCATATTGGTAAACCCAACAGTGTAACTCTCGATCTGGGCGTTGTAGTCGATGCCAGACTGAATGAAACTTTTCGCAGCGGCAAGAGCGGCAGAGCTGAGTTTTGAGAAAAGGCCCGCCATGATCGTGCCTTGTGCAATAGCACCGGCCAGAGACTTGCTGGACCCCGATGTGGCGTCCCCAAAGCTGTTCATGTACCCTTCCGCAGTTTTCAGTCCCTGTGCCGTGGTATTGAGTTGGGCCTGAGCTTCTTTCAGCTTCTGGGCAAATTCCTTAGTTTTTTCGGAGGTTTCCCCGGTCTCTTTCCGTGATTTCTGATAGGCTGCCGTAAGGTGAATAACCTCACTGTACAGCCGGTTATAATCCTTCATCATGGTGGAGACAGCGGACTTAGTCTGAGACTTTGCCTCTTCCACGCCCTGCCGGTAGGCGCTGTCGTCCAGCCCGAGGGTGGCGCTCAATTCAAAAAGTTTCAGGTTGTTTCACCTCCTCTCAGGCCGTTCAGAATGCGGGTCTTGATTTCTTCCGGGGATTGCTGCGGTTTCGGCCTGCTGGCCACGAGGCTCTCTACACTGTCATACCAACGCTCTTGCTCACCAGCCAGAACGGCCAGTGCGTCGGTCATATATGCCCGGTAGCTGAGTGCGATTTGCTCCTGCCGCAGAGCTGTAATGCAGTGCTGCGCAATGTACGGCTTGCCGATCAGCCGCAGCATATCCAGCCGAATGGTGGAGGTTAAGCGCCGATATCCGTCTGCGCCAACCTCACCAACGAGGACAAAAAATCCAGCACATCCTTATCCTCCACGGTGGCGGTGATGACGCGCAGGGTCTTGAACGGGGTCATGGTCTCGGGGTTGCCATCCTCGTCCACGTCCGGCTCATACAGCAGCGGCAGCAGCTTTGCAGTGCCCTCTGCGTTGTCGAAAAGCAGGCTCTTTGCCATGGCCTTGATGTTCTTCTTGGCCTGCTCATCCTTTTTCTGCGCCAGCTCTTCCGGGGTTTCCTTGCCGGTCAGCATGGGAAGCACCTTGCGCAGCTCGTTGACTTTGGATTTCTGCAGAAGGTCAGACACAGCGTCGGCGATCAGCCAGCAGCGGCGCAGAAACTCGGTTTCGTCCATCTGGTTCAGGGTTTTCATGGGTCGTCCTCCTTATTACGCTGCCGCCTTGGGGCTGTAGTAAAACTCCATTGGCACCACATCGCTGCCCAGTCGGGGGCAGCCGGTGAGGGTGACGGAGATGTTGCCCTTGCCCTTGTCGGTGGTCTTGAGGGTCAAACCGCCGGTGGACAGTGCGTTCATCAGACGTACAGCCACATAGCCACCGTCAATGGTGTCGCCGACCCACCAGATGTCCTTAAAGTCGCCGGTGCTTTCCGTCGGATCCAGCGTCATGCGGGGCGTGACCTTCTTTTCTGCCACATCGGCTGCACCAAGTGCCAGCTTGATAACGTCCGTTGTGGCATTCAGGGCCGTAAAGGCCAGCGTGCAGTCGTAGTCCTCGATCTGCATCAGCTCTGCGGTGTTCTTCTGGGCGTTGTCCACGTTCTCGCCCAGATCCGTGAAGTTTGCCTTGCAGGTCGCAGTGATGCCGCCGGTGGTGGCAGTGATGATGTCTGCATCCTGGATCTCGGTCGTGCCGGACGGGTCAAACTTGTTGACCACAATTCCGGCATTGAACTGCATGGACTTGAACGCTTCCTGCGAAATTTTGGAAAATTTTCTTGCCATATTGCTCCTTACTCGCAAAATTGCGTGATTTCAAAATTGAGATATTCGCACAGATACCCTTCAGGCGGATTGTCGAGGGGCTGTGCCCACGGGGTGCCTTTTTGCAAAAGAATAGCGCCTCCCTTGCAGGAAAGCGTTATGCTGTCCTCGAGGGCTGCGCTGATCGTATCTTCGGTTTGCAGAATGGGGGCTCTGCCGCCCTTGCTTGGGTACCACAGCCGGGCGTGGAAGGATGCCGTCTCGTTCCACCCGCCGGGGATGGTGGGCTTATAGGTCAGATAGGGCAGTGAAGCGGCAGGAGGAATGTTATCTTCCAGATAGCCCGGGATGCCAAAGTCGTTGAAAAACGTGTTCAGCGCCCGGTTGATGCTCTCAGACGGGCCCATCACGGCAGCACCGCCTTTTTGCACTTGACGGCCCTCAGTCCCATGCCGGATTCCGGCGGGGCTTTGCCCTCATCTGCCGTGCTGGTGATCTGGAAGGTCTGCCCATCACTTACCCGTTTGATGTAGTCCGGGAACGCCAGCGGCACACCGGTGTTGACCAGCAGGGTATAAGTGGACGCTGTAGCCGCCTGCTCTGCAACCTGTGCCTCCACGGTGGTGTCGTGGCGCTCTACGGCCTCAAATTCCGGCCCGTCCGTCCAGCCGGAAACGAAGCCCCCCACGCCGTCCGGCTCATAGCTGCGGGTCTGAAAGCGGTATTTTTGGGTAAAGCCCTGCATCACGGTGGATGCAGTGAACGGATTGACCATGTCACATCTTCCTCCACTGATTGATCTCGGATTTATAGCGGGTCTTGCCGTCAGCGGGCAGCCCGTCCGTGCCTGTAGCCAGCGTGCCGGACCACCCGGCAAAGGACTGGGACACATACACGCCACCGGCCGTGAGCGCCTTGTCGTATGCGTCGATTTTTTCAGCCAGCGCCACAAAATCAGGCGGCACACGCATGGGCTGCACTGTGCCGGTGAAGGTCTCGGCGGTGAGGTCTCCGTCCCCGGCCTTGTGCACGCCGTCATTGAAGATGGATCCGCACACGAGGAAATACTGCCCCGGCACCACCCCGGCGGGCACGGTATCCGGCTCAAAGGCGAACTCCCCAGCAATGGGGTCGTCCGCACGGTCAAAGAAATTGTGCGTGTAGACGCACAGCTCCGGTACAGTCATGGGGCGTCCTCCTTACAAAGGGGCGATTACTCGCCCGGGGTAATGGTCTCGACAGCGATACCGTCCAGATACTCAGCAAACAGGGTCACGCCCATAATGGCGTAGCTCTCGGAGGTTGCGGTGCTGTAGTTTGCCTGAGTGTGGAAGCCGATGAGGTTGCTTGCCTCGCCTGCGGTCCGGTAGACCAGACCTGCGCGGGCAAACTCGCTATCCGCAGGATCCACATAGTACATGACGATGTTGTCTACCGGGGTGGCAATAACCTTTCCCTTCGCGATCTCACTGTCGGACAGCAGGAAGATGGTGTTGTAGCCCATGAAGTCCTTGATGTACTGGAAGCCGAACTGGTTCTGCACGGTGATATTGGCATTGCCCAGATAGTCGTACACGTCCATCACGTTGACAAAGCCAACAACGCCGGTCACGGTGCGATGCATGGTCTTGAACTTGTTCTCGACCGCGCCCTTGGCATGTGCCAGCGCCATCTGGAAGGTCTTGGGAGTGCCCTTCAGGGTGCCAGTGTTCAGGAACTTGTAGAACTTATCCGTTACCAGAGCGGTCAGGTCGTACAGGAACTCATCATCGGTCTTCTGCACGGCGACATCGTAGCCGTAATTCTGGATTGCCTCAAGGGTGACAGACTTGCCGTACTTGTCGATGGTGATCTTACCGTACTCCTTCTCCTTGACGGTGTACTTGCTGAACGGGATCTCTTCGCCCTCGCCCACGGTGCCGCTCTGCAGGGTGCCCTGTGCATACTTGCTCTTGAGCACGGTGCCAGGCTGCATCCGGATGGGGCGCATGATGCCCAGAATGGTGCGCAGATGGTCCCAGTTGCGCTGGAAACGGGTCACAAAGTCGATTTCACGCGCGGCTACGGTGATATCGGTGGTCATGGTGATACCTTCTTTTGCTGCCATATGTTATTCCTTTCCGCCGCCTGTAAACAGGTCGGCATTTGCAGCAATCGCGGCCTGACGTTCGCCAGCGTCCTTGATTGCAAAAATTTGGTCTTTGGTCATTTTGGAGCCGGTGTTGGTGGGCGGAGTGTCCACCTTCGCGCCGGTGGTGGTCGTAGTGCCTACGAAGTCGCTCCAATCGGCTTTCAGGCTGTCGGCGTGCTTCTTGGCATCCTTGACCTCGCCCTTATCGTCCAGCTCCAGCTTGTCGATATCCTCGCCAGACAGCCGCACGACCCGATCAGCATACTTGTCCAGCACACCGGCGGACTTCAGCAGCTCCCGGAACTTGGCTTCCTTGGCTGCGTGGGTGTCTTTCTGGGTCTGCTGGGCCTTGTAGTCGGTCAGCGCCTTTTCAGCGGCTTCCTTGCCGCCGTTGGCTGCATCGCGGTCCTTCTCGGCCTGTGTGCGGGCTGTTTTTTCTGCATCCAGCTGGTCTTTGAGTTCGTCCGTCTCCTTGTGCAGGGCGTCCAAAATGGCCTTGGCCTTGTCATCGTTGGAGGTTTCGGGGTTCTCCAGAATCGTGCGGATGTCAGCTCTTTTGAGTGCCATGTGATAGTCCTTTCTGCCCTTGCTCGGGCTGCCATGCTTGGCAATAAGGTTTATTTGCCGGACGTGCTGCCGGTGTGGTGCCGCTTGTGGGGCTTGAACCCACGGCCCCCGGATTAAAAGTCCGGTGCTCTGCCAGACTGAGCTAAAACGGCATAAAAAAGCGGCTGACGCTGTGCGCCAACCGCTGAGTATTTAGTTTTTGCGTGCAACTTTGGTGATACATTCGACCGCCCAAAACTTCGCTTCCTGTAATTTTGTCATGCACAGACTTTTTTCTCGGCTTTCAGGAAGTGCGTCAAGCTGCGTTGCAAGCTCAAGGAAAAGGTCTTCTGCCTCGCAGTGCGCAGTTTTCACATCATCGGGCAGGAACTTTTCTTTTGGTGTTTTGAACATTTTCTCCAAATTCATGAATTACGCCTCCTTGTTTCCTTCTTCCACTGCGATCTCTCGCAGCTCTTCGATGTGCTCCTCCACCGCCGGGCGCAGGAACGGGCGTGGAGCCATACCACGGGTAAAGTGCCATTTGCCGTTGAAGTCTTTCCAGACCCACGGCGTTTTGCGTCCGTTGCCCTTCTCGGCAAAGATGCCCGTGCCAAGCTCAACATAGACGCTGTAAAAGAGATTTGACCCGATGGTCACGGTCTTTTTTGCAAGGTCTACGGCGTAGGTCAGGCTTTGCTTGAGCGCACCGCCCACGTAGCCCTCAATGCCCGTGCTGTCTGCCGTGCCGGTGGGTACAAGCAGCTGGGCGTAGTCCTGCACCTTCATGCCCCAGATGGTCAGCACCCGCTCTGCCCATGAGTCCAGAGCTTCATGCAGCTGCGGGGTGTTGTCGGTGAATTTGATGTCGTAGTTGAAGTTCATGGTTCATCCCTCCAATCCTTACTTTTTCTTGAGCTTACAGCTTGTTTTCTTCCGCAAACTTTTCCAGTTCTTCAAGCGCCGTTTCGTAAGAATCCAGTACGTCATAATCTTTAAGAGCCGTACTTTTTGCTTTTTCTACCTTTTCTTTCCATCTTCGTATTAACGGCTCCACATCGCAAACCAACGCTGTGGGTTCTTCTTTTTTACATATGATAGAAAACAGCTCGGAAATTCCGCTGTTCCCGTTTTCCATTGCTTCTTTTGCTTCCATTATTTTCCGTTCTCCTTTCTCCGTTTTCTCTCTTCCGCCCACCACATTTGCTCTTTTTCTTTGCCGCCCTTGGATTTATACCACTCGGTATAGGTCATAACCGGCACGGCTTTCTTTACTGCCACTTTTATGGGCTTGCCTTTGTCGTCCACCATACCCGTGTCTTCGTATGTGACGATATTTTCCCGCCGGGCGGCGTTCTGCCGGGGGTACTTGCCCAGCGCAGAGGACAGCACACAGCGGCAGTGGTAGACCATCTCCGGCGCTGCGTTTGGGTCTCCAGGGCGCTGAATCTCGTAACCCATGACCTTGAACGGCTCGTCAAGCTCTGCCGTCTGCTGGTCAAGCAGGCGGTGCATTTCACGGGTACGGTAGTCGTGGGTGGAATTCCACCGCTTTTTGACCTCGATGCCAAGCGCCTGAGCGTTGTGCATCTGCTGCAAAGCCCCGGCGTTCTGGGCGCTGGTAGGAGCTGTGATGGCGTTGTTCATAGCCCAGTGCACTTCCGTGTCTGCCATGCCCTTCACAGCCTGCACCGCAATGTCGTGGACGCTCTTGCCCTGCACGATGCCCTGCATGACGTAGCGGTTGAACACCCGGGCATCATAGGTGCGGTTGCTCTCGCTCTTGATGCGCTTGTTTGGCACCAGCTTGGGGTTCTCCTTCAGCAGCAGCTTGACTGCCTCGGTGTTGTACAGGGTCAGCCCGAACGTCACGCCTGCAGCCTGTTCCAGCTCGTAGAACGCCCAGTTTGCGCCAAAGGAAAAGATGTTGTATTGCTCGTCCCGGGCCAGCTTATAGGCCGTCTGCTGGGCTGTGGTGCAGGTCTGGGTGATGCCGTCCAGCTTGTCCCGCATCAAATCAGATTGAAAGACCTGATTTTGCAGCCAGATGCGGTAATCCTCTTCGGTGATTTCTCCTGCATCCAGCTGCGCCCGCTTGCGCTCGTCCAGCGCTCGGTACTTCCCCAGGAACTCGGTGAGCTGCTCGGTCATCTCCCGGCGGGCGGTGCCGTATACCCGGAGGATGCGGCGGCGCAGGCGGTTCAGCTGGCGGGTGGAAATGCGGTCACGGTCGGTCATAAGCCAATCGCCTGCGCAACGGCCAGAAAGCACCCAGCCACAATGGCAAAATCAGCGACGAAAAGCATCACATCGATCAATCTTCCCAGAGGATCATAAATTTTTCTGTTTTTTTTCATCGGTGTCTCCCTCATCGTCCACGGTCTCCCGCTCTGCACTCTCAGCCATCAGGGACGCCCGAGCCTTTTCCTTTTGCTCCGGGGTCAGGTTTGGCAGTAGGTCAATGGCCATGTCCTGCCCAATGATCGCCGCCTCGGAGATTACTGTGCTGACCTGCTCTGCGGTGTTTACGATCCGGCTCCGGTTGAATGTCGGCGTTGCGCTGCCAAAGCCAGCCAGCGCACAGATCTGACGAACAAAAGGTTTGATCTGAGCCTCGAAGTCGTCTGCGTTCTGGTTCAGCGGCTCATAGGCTGCATCCAGATGGTCGTTGGTGCTGTCCGCGCTGACACAATGCACATCCAGACCGCCGAAGTCCTCATACACCCGGGTGTGGAGCAGCTCCAACAGAGCCTGCCGTGCCGTCACAGGAATCTCGGTGGTGTAGGGGGTGATCTTGCCGCCCTGGCTGGTGTCTGCGCCTGCAATGTGGTACAGATTCAGCTTGACAAGGAACTCCTGCAGCTCGTCATCGGTCATGCCGTTGAAGTTTTCGCACAGCCAGTAAATCTGTGCGCAATCCTGCAAGTCGCTGCAGAAGCCGGACGTCACCAGATCGGTGCTGTCGATGTAGGCTTTCAGGCCTACGAGGGTGCTTTGATGCAGGTCGGATCCCCACAGCGGTACCACAGGCAGAGTGCTGTAGTTTTCCCCCTCCACGCTTTCCAGCCCGCCGCCGGGGGTGGAGACGGTCACGCTCTTGTATGCCTGCTTCGGGGCCGTCTCCTGCATAGTGCTGCCGATCCTGCTTTCCGTGTACTCGGTGTAGCCGTCCTCTTCGTACAGGACATAGTGCATATCCGTGTCAGGATTCAGCCGCCAGAACCGCACCCCGGCCCGCATGGAGCCGGAGGTCTCATCGTACAGGGGCGCAAACTCGGTCAGCTTGAACACCACCAGATGGTCGTTGTTCCAGAAGCCAAAGCTCTCACCGTGGATCAGGGCAAAATATCCGGCCTTCTGGATCTGCTCGTCAAATTCAGCCCCCAGTTTTTCTTTGTCCACGTCCTTATCCGCAAAGGTAACACCGTTGCCAAGAGAGTAGGTAGCACGCTGCTTGTTCAGCCGCCGGAAAAGATTACTCTTGACCATATCGGGCCGGGGTACATCCTGCCTTGTGTTCTTGGAAAGGCGCTTTAGCATCAAAGCGTAGGCTTGGGAAAAGCGTTCCGCGCCCGGGTTTTTCTGGGCGTCGTACAGATCGGCGTCCAGCGCCATCCTGTAAGGTCCGGAAGCACAGTGCTGCTGCACGAACCGCCGAACAAAATCTGGCTGTTCCCCGGCGGCTTGCGCCTGCTGAAAGGTCTGGAAGGTGTATACAGTGCTCAAAATCAATCCCTCAGTTTCACAAGGCGCTTTGTGCGCACAAAATATCGGATGGCGTCCATACAGTGGTCGTTGACCTTCAGCACGGCGTCGTCTTTATCTGGATCCCAAGCGTACACGCCGAACTCTTCCAGCGTGTGCTTGCAGTCCTTGTAGATCTTCAGCCGCCCGGTCTGCAGCATGGTCTGTACGTCCAGAATGCCGCTCAGAACGTCGTTGTTTGCCGGGGTTTGCGTGAACCCGTTCTTGCGCAGCTCTGTAATAAGCGGAAGCGCAGAGGGGTCTACGATGATCCTTTCCGGCTTGAGCCCGTCCAGCCACGCTTTGAGATCTGTGACGTACTCGCCCACGGTCTTTTGCCGCTTCTGTTCTCGCCCGCTGTAGTAATACTCCCGGGTGACGATCCAGCAGTCTGCATCGGCCTGTTTTTGGAGCAGCAGGAACACCGTTGCGTTCTGGGTGCCGAAGTCGCACGCCACATAGGCGCTCTTCGGGGACAGCTCGGGCAGCACGTCAATGACATGCTTCTTGCGGTCGAACATGTCATATACAAGGCCCTCTGCCACCGTCCACAGGCCCAGAATGTAGCGCTGGTAGAAAACTCCGCTGTACTGGCTGCGGTATCTGTCCTTGATGTCCTCGGAGAGCGACAGGTTGTCGTCCATCGTAAAGTGGAGATACATCATCTTGCGGGAACGGCATTTCCGCACCCACTCAAGATAAAACCAATGCTGTGGGCTGCCCGGGTTGCAGTTGAACCAGAATTTTGACCCGGTGACGGAACAGCGGGCAGTGGCCTGATTGACAAAGCTCTGCGGCATCAGGGCCACCTCGTCAAAGAATGCTCCAGCCAGCGTGATGCCCTGGATTAGGTCTTGGCTGCTCTCGTCTTTGCCGCCGAAAAAGTAAAACTCGTTGGATTTGCCGCCCTTGCTGACGGTCATGCAGTTTTCTGCCCGGTGCTCCTTGACATTGTAGCCACGGGCTGCAAGCTGCTGCTTGAGCGTGCCAAGCACGTTTCGCCGGAAGCTGGCAATGGTCTTGCCGCACATGGCAAACTGCTGGCCGCTGTAGCAGGTCATGGCCCACTGGACAAAAGAAAAGCTCATGGCAAAGGTCTTGCCCGAGCGGATAGCGCCATCGGCAATGATGCCGTTGTAGCCGCTGTATGCGCTCTGCGGTGTCCACCAGCTCAGGACCTGCTTTTGCCTCTGGCTGAGGGCTTTCCAGCGAAAGCCGTTACTTTTCCGCATTGTCGTCCTCTTCCTTTGGCAGAAGATCCACATCGTCAGGCGGGCTGAGGTCTGCGGCGGCATTCAGGGCCTCCACAAGGCCATCGTCCGGGACTTCAACGCCGCTCTGACCTCCCAGCATGGCAAACTTGTCCACAATGATGCCGAACGCCGTTGACAGCTGCGGCAGTGTTGCTTCCGCGATTTTGTTACGGTCTGCCATCGCCTGAAGGTACAGCCCGAGAAGATTCTGTGCTTCCCCGCACTTGCTGCCTAAGTAGGAAAGCATGTCCTGCGTGTTCTGCTCTTTTTTTAAGGCGCACAAATCCGCGCACTTTGGATTATCTTTCACGATTTTCCGCACAGTGCTTTCTGCCACGTCGTTCAGCTTTGCGGCTCTGGTGTAGCTCTGCAGCTGCACATAGTCAGCAATGATCTTCTTTTTCTGCCTGTCTGTCAGCCGCTTCGCGCTCACCGCCACCACCTCTCTAAATTCATGCAAAAGAAAAACCGCCCGGAAATCCGAACGGTCAAAATATTAAAATAAGCAGCGCCCAGCATTCAGTTGCGTTGGACAGGCGTCAAACGGTGGGCGCTGCTGCATCTGGAACTTTCGCCGCCAGATGCCCGGCTATCTGCGCGGCCTTCTCACAGGGTACGCAGCTGGCATTCCCGGCAGGACTTAAACCTGCAGCCTGCGGTTTTGGAGACCGCTGCTCCATCACTTGAGCTACGGGAATATAAAAAGCCGCCCTTGGAATCGAACCAGCCGTGTCTACACACACGCGCCGCGCTCCAAACTGCGCTCAGGCGGCCATATAAAAACAGCTCCGGTTCGCCGCCGGGGCTGTTGGCTGGCGCACATCCTGTCAGGAAAGCTACACCTTGGCAAGGATTCTAAGGCCTTTTCTCGGCACGGGAGGTTGCACGTGCGGCCTTGCGGGTTGTCTAGTCCATGCGCCATACGGTGCGATACGGCGGAATCGAACCGCCTCCTGTCTCTCATGAGCGGCAGGCTGCCTTTGTGTCAGTGTATCGCATAGAAGCAGCCCGCGAAACGTGAAGAGAGAGCAAAGCCCAGTACCTGCAAGCAGAAAAGGAGGAAAATGCCAAGAAGGAACACATTTCGGAGGCTGCATGCATCGGTTTGCCTTTTGGCTTTTCCGATGATACAATTTTACACCATGCGATAGTGAAACCGCAATGTAATGACAGTGCAATGTTTTTAAAGGCTCAGCTCCTCCATTGCTTTGCGCCGCAAGACATAGACCATGCGCAGAGAGTAATTCATATCTTTTGCGACCCTGTCCCACGTGAGACAATCGAGATAGTACTTGTACAGCACCGTGTATGCTTTCTCGTTCTGGATCTGAGCGAGCGCGTTTCTGATCTCGAGGAACAGCCTGTCGCAGACCGCTCTTTGCTCATAAGCGCGGCGCTCCGCTTCCTCCTCACGTTCCACCGCCCGGGCAAGGTTCTGACCATCTTTGCTGCCGCCGGGGGCTGCGCTGAGGCTTTGGGTGATGTGCCGGGTGGCCTCCTGTGCTTCGGCCAGACGGTCAGACAGCAAGTAGTATCTCTTCTCTGCTTCGCGGTAGCGGTTCAGCCACGCCTTAACGGTGCGGCAATCGGTTCCATCCGGCTTCGGCATGTCGGTGTCAGGTGTCCATGTGCGTGCCATTGTTTTCCTCCTTGCTAGCGAAAATCTCAAAAGTGACTTTTAGCTTTTTGTTTCCGATAACGCCCCACACCTTTTCGAGCTTTGTCTTGTCGTCACGTTTCATTTCCGTGATGAAATGCCCCATGACCGCTTTGACTGCTTCGCTTGTCACCTCTGACTTGTTACGCCATGCCTGCAAACCATCCTTGCGGGGTGGGGCATAAGTCCCAGCGTAGATATTTCCAAACAGTCCACACCCAACATGATATTCAGCCATTTTCGTCCTCCATTCTTTCAATCTCAATTTCAACCCTTGGGTTCTTCCGGTCAAGCTCCACCCGGCTTCCATCGTGGGCGGCGACGATTTTGCTGTTGTCGTCCTCCAGCACGTGGGCTTTTACCAGAATGTCTGTGGTCGCCTCGATGAGGTTTGCCAGATCGACCCGGCGGGCGGTCTTCATGTAGTACACGCACCTCACGTTCACGCGGGCAGAGATGGGGCTGTGCGGCCTTTTGATTTGCCGCAGGCAGTCCATCTCATAATCCACATATGCCTTGCTAGGGGCCACAAAGCGCCCGCCTGAGCGGCTTTTGAGAATGCGGGCAGAGTTTTTCTTGGTGCGGGGTTCGCCGCAGAGGGTCAAGTTCATTTCTTTCGTTCCTCGCTGTTCCATTGCTTGAGTGTTGGTGCGTAATGCCCGCACATCAAGCAACAAAGTTCAGTCCCCGGGTCCGACAGCACTGTGAGCTTCGGATTAACCGACTCGATTTTCTTTCCCCATGCAAGAAGTCCACTTCCGCACTTTGGGCAAGGAAGAACAGTGTATGATTTTTTTATCACTTCACATCCTCCATCAGATCATCAATTCCCATCTCCGTGAGGGCTGCGTCTAGCTTTTTCATTTCTGTTGTCGCCATGTATCGGACCTACTTTGGTGGTTCAGGAAGATACGCCCAATGAGTTACATCTCCAAGTACAATGTACTCGTTGTGCTCTTGCCATAATCCGTCATAAGATAAAAATGCAATTTCAATGCCGAACTTTTCTCTTTTTACGAGAACTTCTTTGTCTTTTTCGGGTAAAACTTTTTTGGCATCAAACCATATATTGGCGGGCTCAGATTTTTCCAATACGTTGGCTAAATCTAAAAACACATCTCCAATGCTACTTCTGATTTGTCCTTGTATGTATGCGATGAAGTCTTTGCTATCCAAAAACAACTTCGCTTCATTCTTTTTGTCAACACCAACAGCTTTCCACGCCGCAATGATTGGATCAACATCAACCAGTTTCACGCTCTCACCTCTTCATTTTCGTTTCGATGTAGTCCAGCTTCCATGCAACTGCCAGACGGAACAGCAGTTGTCCAACTGTATCCACCAAGCGCACTTTTCTTTCTCGCGTATACACCGACCAAGCAAATTGTTGGTCAGCTTCATCTGCCGTCCTCCACATAGTACCAGCTTTGGGGCGGGCGTTCGATTCCGAATGCTTCTCCCCGGCAAATTAGCTTTTCCGCGTCCCATCTGCGGCAGGTGCAACAGTCTCCGCGATGCGTACAGGGTTGTATCGCCCAGAAATCTTTAAGCTTTACTGGCTTATCATAAATTTTCAGGTCAGAAATGTGCCAGCCGTATCCGTCACCGCCCTTGAGATACTTTTTAGCCTGCGCTTCGGTCAAGCAAGCCGCTTGAAGCAGTGCATCTGCCGGTTTATACCACCCGTCCAATGTCAAAATGTTTATGTCCATCATCGTTCCGATGTGGACGAGCTTGTCGATTTTGTCACAGGTGAACTGGCCAATTACTCTGCCGTCCATTTTCTGCACGCCCGCCTTGGGCAATTTCATGACCAAGCCATCGTGACCGGTGCAGTAGATGTACGCCTTGAACGGTGTTTCCAGTGTCGGGCGAGTCTTGCGCACCTCCACGGTTTTCATCCCGCTCCAAATCAGCTTGCACCAGTTGGGCCGAATGCTCAAAAGGACTGCTTTCATAGTTTCCCTCCAATCAGGTCGTCACGGTTTTCATTTTTACCCCCACTGTTTAGCCATTGCTTTTGCAATGCCTGGAAAAGTTTTGCTACGTTCTTTTGAGTGGCCGCGTCCCATCCAATGATTCTTTTCTCGCAATTTTGGTGGCAACGTCGTCATGTAGTCGTACACGTTGTCAGTTTCCTCAAGGATAGGAAGATTTTTAATCCACAGGCAAGTTTTCTTTTGCTCCGGGTGTCCAAACTGCCAAGGATTGATAATCTGATCCGGCTTTCGGTATAGCGTAGACATCACGCACACAGGATTTTCAACCGCTATATGCGGGACATCCGCTTCAATAAATTTCATAAAGAATGCAGCAGCTTCATAGCGTAAGCTGAGTGGTTTTTTCCCCTCCGTGAACCACCGCGCACCAGAAACAGCTAGGTGTGTGCAAGGCGGGTGTGCAATGAGCAAGTCCCACTTGCCAACGTCATGCGTTACGCCGTCCATCGTCACGACTTGCCCCCCCTCCAGAGCCTTGAGCGCATCTCCGAGAATATGCCATTCAGGATGCCCGCCGGACGGCTCCTGAATGTCGCAGGAGTAGGCTTCGTGACCCTTGGCGCGGAACGCCTTGCACACTTCCTGCGATTCCTCGCAGGCAATCAGCACTTTCACCGTTTTCTTCCTCCCATCCATCCTTCTTTGTTGAAATCGTTACGGCTGATCCGCTCCGCCGCGTGGTTACCGTTGGTGTAGATGCGCTGCGCTTTCAGCTGACGCTTGTACTCGGCGTACTTCGGGCAGCTGTCGTGACAGATCGGGTGCCGGTCGGGGCAGTCTTTGCAGGGCTCAAGTTTTACCATCGGTCTGCACCTCCTGATTTTCTTTTCCGAGCTCCTTCCTTGTCGGCTCGCTCGCCCGCAGCCTTGCCGCTTCACGGGGGGCAGTGGTGATATCGGCCTGCGCCTGCTTCAAAAACTCAGCACGGCGGTATGTAAGGTCTGGCATTTCAGCCAGCTCTGCCAGTCCTCCCACGCTTCCGGCATAGGATTTTGCCGCTGGGGGGAGCTGGTCATACAGGGCTTGCAGCTCTTTCTGTCCGTCACTACGAAGCAGCCCGCCCTTTTCGTCAATGCCGGTCACCATCGGGAATTTGCGCCAGCTCAAAAATGTCTGTGCCTTGCGTGCCGCTACAGCCAGAGCGTCCCACTCGGCAGATGGGTCAAGACACTGGGAAAGCTGCTTGAAGATGTCGGCCACCGTTACCGGATAAACGCATACCCGGTTTGCCGCCAGAAAAGCCCGCTTGACAGTATCGCCGTCATAGTCGCCAAACTGGTACGTCCACACATCAATGGTGGTCTGCATCTCCTCGTCAGTCAGAGGCTTGGAACCCAGCTTGTACAACACAAAATTCATACGGATCAGCTTTGCCACGTCTTCCCGCGTCATGTCTCAAACCCTCTTTCTCTGTCCATCTTCGCCAGAACCCGGGCAAGCTGGTCGTCTACGGTTTCGGTTGGCTTTCGGTTATATCCAGATGCTTGGTCTCTGTCTCTGGATATCCAGCCCGATGCAGCAGCCTTCCACTTTTTCATTGGGTTCTTTCCTACGCGCCACCCGTTGGACTCGTAGTAAGTAAAAAATCTTTCAGCTTGAGCGTTCGTTCCGCCCTTTTCGGCAAAGTACGCCTTGACCTCTGCCATGTCCGGTGGGTGGAATCTGTCTGTTTTGTTCTCCGGCGTGGGTATCGGCGCGTTAGCGCCTTTCTTTATATCCCCGTTAGGGGATATTTCTTTATAAACAGATTCAGATTCAGACTCAGATACAGATAAGCTATTTTTGCTATTGGCAAAATGGCATTTGCTATTTTTGCTATTGGCAAAATGGCATTTGCTATTTTTGCTATTGGCATCAATAGCTTTGCTATCAGATTTCCATCGTTTTTCCGCTCCTTTTCTTCCAGCTTGCTGCCGCGCTTCGGATGTGCTGGAATACTTTTGTACGTTCATTTCGTCAAACGCTTTTACAGTTTTCCACATCATCCGCATGGAGCGGTCTGTAAAATCCGGTTCTGTTTCGTTCTCGACGTAAGCTGCATACGCACGGATAAACTGTCCAAACTCTTCATCTGTCAGTTCTTCCATCGTGTGAACGTGCTCCAAAAGCAAAATAAAGCTGGTTCGTCTTTTCTCCGGCATACTCCACCTCCTTTCTCGTTTTTACACGCCCGTAACGCCAGATAGCACAGCGCTTTGCCAGTTATCAGAACGGCAGGTCGCCGTCGTCGGTGATCTCGTCAAAGTCGTCCGGCTCGCCCTGCGCGTAACCGGCCTGCGGTGCGCTGTGAGAGGCGTTTGCCTGCTGTGCATAACTTTGCGTCTGCTGCTCAAAACTCCGTGCAGCGGACTTCCCCGCCGCCTTTGCGCCCGCAAAGCTCACATTGTTGGCCACGACCTCGAAAGCGGTGCGGTTGTTGCCGTTCTTGTCCTGATACTGGCGGGTCTGGATGCTGCCGTCGATGACGATCAGGCTGCCCTTCTGGAAATACTTACAGACGAACTCGGCAGTCTGCCGCCATGCGGCAATGTCAATAAAATCGGCCTTGCGTTCCTCGCCCTGACGGACATAGCTTCGGTCGCAGGCAATGCGGAAACGGCACACGCTGGTGCCCTGCGTGGTGGTCTTGAGTTCCGGGTCCGCCACAAGGCGGCCCATGATGGCTACAACGTTAAGCATGCATCAATCCTCCATCGGGGCTTCGTAAGATTCACAGTCAACATTTGCACCCATGAGGACCTCCGGGCACTCCGCGCGGGCAAAATAAGCGGCTGCGCGATACTTGAGCATCATCTCGGTCATCTTGGGCCAGAAGCTGTTGGGCTTGTCCCACCACCCGGAGTCCTTTGCCATTTTAACCGTGACCTTCGGCCCCTCGATTTTCTCACCGGTGACCTTGTCCACACCGATCAGGCGGCATCCCCAGTTGTCCTTGCCTTCCTCGCCCTCCATGCGGTAGCGGGTGCGACCGGCAAACTGTCCGGAATTATCAATCAGGGCTTTGCAGCTCTTGCCGCTCCAGGACGGATTACCCCGCACGACATACAGATTCTGCATGACGAAGGCCGGGTCCATGCCCATTCTGGCTGCCATATTGCAGGCAACGGCACAGGCAGCAACGTTGCCTTTATAGCTCTGCGGAACCATGCCGTCCGGAAGCTGAGCGTAGGCTTTCCCCATGCTGCAAGCAAGCTTCCAACTGCTGATTGCGGCGCTCGCGTTGGAATTCTGAATGGTGGTTTCTTCTGAAATTGCCTGGGGGATAGCATTTTCATGCACCTGCGCAGGCTGTTGCTGTTCGACAGTGATTAGTTTGGCAGCGGTATCAGGCATGGTGGATTTCCTCCTCTGTGAATTTGATTTGAATGATATTTGCAAAGCGCTTGATCGCATCCAGATCCGACTTTGTGCAGTGAAACACAATTTTGCGGTCGCGCGGCTCTTCGTGCTCGGTAAAGCTCATAAATTCGCCGTCATTGTATTCGTCAGGGTCAAAGTCGAACTTTTCCATGGGGTCTTTAAAGGACACAGACGGCTTTACAAGGTTTATCACATTCGGATTCTGCTGAGGCCCCTTGTAGTTGTCTGGCAAGCCATTGATGACTGCCTCATGCAGCAGGGTACGGTACTCATTCCCGTAACAAAAATCAATGCTTTCGTACGGTTCAGGCATGACCTCCGCGCCGCCCGCTGCGTGGATGATGTCAATATCGCACATCATCCTTCCGACCATCCTGTAAATGTTGTCAATCACGGCTCGGCTGAAAGTATCGTCCATGTGCCCTTTTTCGGCGAACGTCGTGAAAAAGGACACTGCGTGGTTGATCTCGCTTGCGAGGTCATTTCCGGCATTGATGAGCCGGAACGTCATGTGCTGCGGGCCGACATAGTAGTAAATACCCTCGGCCTTGTTGGAAAGGTCTTTGACGCGCTCCCTCTTGGTCATACGCTTCATGCGTTCTTTCTGCATAAATATTCACCTCGAATAGATCAGGTTGCCCAGGGCGTCCTTGACGTCGATCTGGCTGTATTCACCGGTCTGGATCTGCTCATCTGCCCAGTGCTGGGCGTCCACGCTGGCCTTGACCGGCTCGCCCTCGAAGCATTGCACGTCAATGCTGCAGTGCTCTTTGCGGTGTCCGTAGCAATAGTAAAATGCCACGTCATGCATTGTAAAAACCTCCTGTTTGTGATATCTTTGTGGTGATGGGCGGCGAAACTCATCACCCTTTTGGCTTGTCCGTGTTGGAGCACGGGCAGGCTCTTCTTTTTTTGCGGCGTATCGGCGGAAGACTGTCCAACTCATCACGTCGGATGCACTCTTTTTCAAAAATGTACTTGCGAGCCCGACGCCTGCCGTTGCGGCTGTGGCAGCTCGCAGACGCAAAGCTGTTTGCGCTTTTGTAACCCAGCCGTCTGGCACACATCTCAGACGTACCGCTGGCAATCAGGTCTCCGGACTTGGCGTCATACACGGTGTACCACATGACATGGATGACAGTGTCAGGCATACGTGATCTCTCCAGATTCCTCTTGCAACATCTCCAGCACGTTGTCCATTTCTTCGGCGCACATCTCAAAGACGTTTGCCCGTGCGGAGTATCCGGCCCGGACAACAATGTCATCTGAGGCTTCGGCTTCTCGCCTGCAGCGTTCGGCAAGCCGCGTGTAGGATTTGACTTTGCCCTCAACGTACTCTTTGGCCGTCATCATGCCCCACGCTCCTGATTCTCCGGGTATTCCGGGTTGCGGGCGTGGGCGCGGTTGATCTTGCCGTACTTGCGCCGCTTTGCGGCTCTCTCCCTGTCCTCTGCGGCAAAGCCCAGACGAGCCAGCAGAACAGCGGCCAAAATCAGCGCCAGCGACACCGCAAACAGCGTGCCGGAGATGTATCCAGTGGTCTGCGCGGTGCCCTCTGCGCCCATAGCTGTGCCCATTCCAACGCCGCCAAAAATGACAGCCAGCCAGTAGTAAGTAGTAGATTTGAGTTTCATTCTTTCGGATCCTCCTTTGTATAAACCTTTTCGAGCTTGTAAAAATCCTTCACCCACGCCATAAACCTGGCACGGGAGATGTCAGGGCAAGGCTCTTTTGTTCCTACGGACGGCTTTGACCACTCCGGGAAAATTCCCGCCTGGATTTGCGCTCCCAAGACCTTTTCGGTCTTTGAGATGTTGTTGTCCCGAAGAATCTGGACGCACTCTGCGATTCCCATGTTCGGCTTCATTATCGTCCGCCTCCTTTTTGTTCTCAGCTGCCGTTTCAGCCGGATATGCTCCAACCGCTCCGGCTGCCTTGCATCCCAGCGCTGTTCAAGCCAACGCTTGTTGTAGTGCTTCTTCACGGTGCAGCCTCCACAAACTCGCCATTTTTGAGGGTGTACCAGGTGTTCTCTTTGATAACGGCTCCGTCAACCTTTGCCATTTTGGCCAGCAACATATTGCCGTCATCATCGTACTCGGTCAGCACCAGATAGCAGCCCAGTGCGCCGCACGCCTTACCGCAAGCACCGTTTACAACGGCAATGCTATCTTTTCCGTCTGCTTTTGCGTTGCAATAAGCCCCAGTGGCTGCCGCCGTGCTGTAATTGCCGCTGGAACCCGCCGTACTGGAATCGCCGCTGGAACCCGCCGTGCTGAAATCGCCGCTGGAACCCGCCGTGCTGAAATCGCCGCTGGAACCCGCCGT